GTGGCAGGAGTGCGGGTGCTGGTAGCAAGGGATGATGGAGCTGGTAGCTATGTTGATGGTGAGTACACGCTGAATGGCTCTCACGGTTCTACCCTGACCGCTGTGACGATCAATGAGGTTATTAAGGCTGATACACCTGTGTCTGGATATATCAGAGTTGGTGGAGTTCCTTATACCTATTCAGCGTTCGATAGTGGAACAAAGGTGTTTACTCTGACCGGACAACTCGGATCAGTCTACGCGGGCGGCACAGCTTGCTTTGTGCCGTTCCTTGATCTGACTGCCGATGCGACAGAAGAGATATCCGCAAACTTTACTTTCAGCAGTAACTTTAATGCAAGGTTGATAGCAAGAAAAGGCACAAGCCCAAGTTACAAGCCGTTTACCGCTGCGTTTGCTGTAACAAGTGCCGGTGGGTCTATGAACGCTATTCTGGATTCCGATGAGTAAGGGGCGGCTATGCTGACTGCTGATTACAGCAATCTGATTATACACTCTGACGCCTCGATCTCGGACATCATAGCGATGCATGAGGAGTTGCGGGAGTTGGAAGCGTCTGATGCCGGTATGCTGGCTACTGTGGTGCATACCTACAAGCAGCTTCCTCTGGGCGGTGGAGGATACTTCCCTGCTGTCGAGTTTATAAACGGCTGGACATTCCAGTTTCCAGCAGGGAGCTGGTATGTACGGGGTGGCAACCTGACTGCTACTATCAACCCCGTAGCTGGGTGCTTCGTTGATCGTACACAATCAGCAGCATACGCGGTATCAAGCTCGCTTGGTGGCAGCACCGGCCCAACTGCTGCAGAGATAGCAGCGGCGGTATGGGGTTATGAGAGATGAGTGATGCTTGGGATACCTTAGCTGCTGTATCGACTACAGGAGATGCTTGGGAGAGATTGAATGATATTACAGGCGGCACTTGCACTGGTATCGGAGTTGTGGTTGACGAATTAAGATTTGTGCTGCAGCCTGTAATACAGCTACAAGGCCAGCTTGCCGTCTCTCAGATTACGGGGGATACAAGCGTGCTCGGCATTACTGGTTCTGTAGCAGCCAGTAGCATCAATGGATCGGCTGCAATACTTGGCATGAGCGGAGTTATTTCAATACAGGAGATGTAACATGGCAATAAAAAAAGCGCAGGGGTCTAATATATGGTTTGACGCGGTAGCCGAGGATTTGCCAGCTCTCACCGAGCAGCTTGAGTTGGCGTGGGCAACATGGACCGGCAAGTGGGCGCTTGTCCCGGTTGCTGGTGGAACTGCGGCATTGTCTGGAGATTTAACCCGGTCCACAACCGTTGGCACATTTGAGGGCAGAGTTGGGGCCAGCGAAACAGTCGCGGTTCCAGTTGGGAAATACAACCTCGTATGCCAAGCAGACAATGCGGGAGTGGATTTCTCTGACGAATTTGCCAAGCTGTCAATCGAAATAACAGCAGCACTTATACCTTGAGCATGATAGTCACGTTTTAGTCACGTTTTGCCATTATGCGTGCAATACCAGCCAACAAAATCAATAGTTTGAGGCCATAGGGAAAAGACCTGCAAAACCTTCATCATCGGTCCGAATCCGATCGTCGCCTCCAATAAAAACAAGGGCTTAGGTAAAACTAAGCCCTCTTTTATGCCCAAGCTGACAACTGTTTGGTTTTCTCATTACTTCTAGTTAGTTACATCATAACTACCCATTATACCGTTGACCACTTGTTTGGCATTGCCTGTCATCTTAGATGTTTATAAGAAAGTCACAACCCAGTCACATTTTCGGCCATCACCTTGTCAATAATAGCCTGTTCCAAGATCACCATTTCCTCTTCTGTTAATATGTACACAGCAGTAGTTATTACTTTCTCAGTGGCCGTACCTAACTTACCGTAGTCGGCTTTAGCGTCGTACATAACAGGAGCTACATCGTCTACGGCATCCACTGCGGCCTTCTTGGCTTCACCTCTGGCGTGGGCCCGGATATTATCAATGGCTATTTTTATGCCGTCTGAGATGCCAACCTCCTCAACCCTGCCAAAAACTCTGCATGCTGTGGCCACTCTGGGAAACACCAACTCTCTGCCGTGCCGTGCATTCATTGCCGCTATATGCTGCTCCTCAATAGAACTGAGCATGCCAGCCACTATGCTATTCCGCTCATCTTCGTCCAACATTGCCAGCTCAATCTTCCTTTGCATTGATTCCCCCACGCTCCTATCCAGTTTGCACAATCCATCTCCGGTCTCTATCTGCTCCACGGCAACACGCTGCACTTCCTGTAGCAAAGACCCTACCGCAGTTTTCAGCCCACCCATTGTAACCTCCACCCCCACAACAGTAACGCCAGCGCCAAGACCGAGTCAGCATCCCCTGATTCGTAAAGAGCCACCTCTATTACCTGCTCCTTGGTGTCGGATTGAGCGCACCACCACGCCAGTCCCAGAGTGTGCATAGCGTCTGCGTGGCCCGTGCGGCTCTTTTCTGGCAGCACCGGGAGCATTGACTGCGGCCCTTCCAAAAACAGTCTGGCCAGTTCAGCGCACGCACGCTGCGCAATTGGATGCGCATGGGTCATCACGGTGTATATCCCTACCGCCTCATACGGGTCTACACCCAGCTCTTTTGCATACGCCACAACAGGCAGCACCATTTGCAGGCAGAGATTGCCAAACGAATTTCGATCCACACTAATCTCAACAAGTTTGCCATAGGTCACCCCGCCGTTCTGCCGCAAGTACTTCACCAGCCGGAAGAAGTCTGGCATCGCCTTGCCGTATCCACAGCTAGGATTACTGTACATGGTGTAATACTCTGCCCAGTCTACGGGCGTAACTAACCAGCCACTGCCGATAAACTTTACCCAGCAGTCCAACAGGTCTGATTCATCGGTGCCCCGGTTGTTGAGCAAGGCCCTGTCCAGAAGATCTTTGTCGTAAGGCGTGCGCATTGGCTTGCCTTCAAAGAACTTGCCGATACGGTCTCCTTCTTTTGCTAATTCAAATAGATCGTATGTGTTCACAATCCCTCCTTGCCTTTTTGTGCAATCTCCGGGTTAATTCTGTAGCAGGCAACCCCATTGTGGTCACCCTTGCTAATGACGCCAGCCTTAACCAGCTTCGCCACAGCCGTGTTTACAGACACTTTCGACATGCCCACTAAGTCGGCCAGACGTGCTTGAGTGATTACTGCATGCCCTCCATAGTCCATCACGCCCAGAAGGGCCAGCAGCACCTTGTGCTCCGCACCGCTAAATTCTTTGTTGGCTGCTATTGCCAGCATTGCTTCTTGTACTCCCATATAAAACCCTCCACCCTTCCGTCTTAGCTGCGAAATTATTGGTGACACTTCACCAGTTGCCAGATCTACCAACGCCTTTGCCATACAACCTCCTTGTCTGTCAATTACATCCAAGTTGTATGGTTATTAAACTACACTTTAACCCGTGGTATGTCAAATTTTAACACCGCATTTCACTTATCCCTGAAAGCCTAGACGATATTCTGGCTTGTTGTTCTCTTCTTTCCGGCTATTCACTATAGCTTAAATCCTTTCATTGCCTCTTGCTTGAAATCTTCCAGTAAATGCGTGTACCGCTGCGTAATCCAGATCGTGCTATGCCCTGCGATGTCTGCTGCCAGTTGGATGTTCTTGGTCTGCATGATCAGGTGGCTGATAAATACGTGCCTCAGCTGGTGGAAAACCAGATCACCCAGCTTCGCCCTCTCAACCGCCGCGTCGAACCCAATGTTACTGCTCACCAGCATGGGCTTTTTTGGCTTCTTGGGTGACGGGAATACCCATCCTCCTATGTTGACAGGACCGGCCTTACGCCATGCCTGCAGCGTTGTCCTCAACTCCCCTGACATAGGCACTCTTACAATCTTTTCTGCCTTCACCTGCCGGGTTATGGTATTGTTTTCCCAGTCGATATGCTCCCACCTGAGTCCCAGCACGCCATCCTTGCGCAGCCCGGTGTTGAGAGCTACTACAACCATAGTCCGCAGATACTTAGGGGCCGACTTGTCAGCACATGCTGCCAACAGACGCTGGATCTCAACCGCAGTCAAACAACGCTCTCTGGTTTTGGGCTCCTTCAGTTTTGGGTACCCTTCCATCATGTTTCTGCTGAGTACCCGCTTGCGTACCATGATGGTCAACAGCCTGCTTAGTGCAGTCAGCTCCCGATTGACGGTGGCAGGGGTCGGCTTGGGAACGTCGGACATCCGCTGTCTAACGTACTGATCAACCTCAAGGTGGTCTATGCGGGATATGTTTATATTCCCCATATATCTCAGCACGTTAGTCTCTAAGGCCGATATATACCGGCGCTCAGTCTTCCAGTCTATAGCCTTATTGGCAACTTGTTCAGTGCAGAACAGTTGGAATGTTTCGACTGACTCCTTGAGCGTCATTGAAGTCGGACGAGTAATCAGCTCTCCTGACGTAGCACGGGTCATCAGCTCTGCCTCACGGGCAAGCGCATCGGCCTTCAATCTGGCGACCGACGATTCAGTGTGCTTCTCCCCTCCGATATAAACCGACACTGACCACATCTTACTGTAGATGTTGGCTACCATACCGCAAGGGCACGCTTCACCCTTCGGTCTTTCCTGCTGTATTTGTCTGACCTTGCCGCAATGGGCGCATGTTAATCTCTTGTAGACTGCCATATCAACCCCTCCTAATCTTGCCTTAACAGGTTTATGCGACTGTCTACATACGCAATGGCTGACGCCAGCTGGGCCGGTTCGGCATCCCAGATAGATGGATTGTCTACCGCCATTTTGGTCGCTATTGTCAAGATACGGTCTGCGTTCTGCACCTTTGCATTTTGCGGTGCCATAGTGTCCAACTTTTCTTGTATTGTGCTCATATCAATACCTCCTCAAAATATCGGTTATGCCTGCTGTGTCCACTCTCGCTACCCGGCCTATCAAATCCAGCTGATCAGCCAGCACCGGGCCCATATCTGGAGCCGCTTTAATTATGACTCTGTATGCTTGGACCAGCCTTTGCTCATACATATCATACTGCTCCCCGGTGTCACCTATCAACTGAACCAACTCCTTGTCGTCTGTATACTCAGTGAGAATATGCTTGATCTCATTGTGAGTGTAGTTCAGATACTTCAGTACAATGGCAAGGGTGGAGCTTTCTATATTCTTGTAGTCACACTCGTTAAAGGCCCGGCGGATAGTCTCAAGTGAAAAGGGCACTCTTGTCTTGCGCAGGAACTCTCTTACGCTGTCATATCCTTCGTCAGTCAAGCGCCTCACAAGTTTTTTCTTTAACTCTAGTGTGCGTGCGTCCCCAATACTGCTGCCACTTACTGTTCTTCTTGCGTGGTTCGTTACCATTACTTACCCCCCCCCTACTGCTATCAAGTTGTAGTATCTCCCCGGTTCTGTATTTGCTGTCTGCATTATATACACACTACGCATACCATTGTCAACAGTTGTCAGACAATGACAAACCAGATGCTTGACATTGTCTGACAGCCGTGTTAAACACTTCTCACCTTCCAACTTGGAAGACTTTGACAACTACTTATGGAGGTGTGAATGCGACGACGAATTACTGTAGGACTAACAGCCAAGCTGGCGGAGAGGCTGGATTCGGAAGCCACTGAATCTGGACTCACTATCAGCGACATCGTGAAGACGGCATTAGCCGAATATCTAGAGAGAAGGATGGCCGCATATGGAAAATGAAAAAGAGAGTTGCCCATTTTTGGAGAGCCTGACTGACGGAGACCTGTTTGCAGAGTTAAGTAAGCAGACCACCAAAGCAGCAGTCGCTTCAGCTACAGCAGAGGCGTGCATGGACGAGATGATTCGGAGGTCCAATGCGTAAATTGTATGGCGCCAATATTTTGGTGAGCACAAACGGACTCACTGAAGAGGAATGGAAAAATTACCGCAGACTCGGTATAGGCGGCTCAGATGTAGGGGGCGTCCTTGGGGCGTCCGCTTACTCCACGCCCCTGTCAGTATGGCTGAACAAGGTAGAGGGGTATGACAAGCCAGCCGGACGTGCTGCTCACAGGGGCCGCATGTGTGAAGACTGGATCGCAAGAGAAGCTGCTGACCGCAATGGCTGGAAAATCAAGCGGGTCAATGCCGTGCTGCAACACCCGGAGCACAAGTTTATGTTGGCTAACGTGGATAGGATCATAGTGTCTCCAGATCTGGCTATCCATGAGATCAAGATGATTAACAGCAACAGTCGTGAAAAGATGGTGTTGGATAAAGGCGTTCTTCCTGAGCATGAGTTGCAGGTACGTTGGTACCTCGCGGTGCTGGATATTGAAAAATGCTGGGTTACTTACGACCTGCCAACCCACGACCCGATGGACTTTCTAGTCGAGCGCGACATGGAATTTGAGCAGGCCATGATCAACGCATGCAAAGACTTCTGGAAACTGGTTGAAGATAACAACCCGCCAGCGGTTGATGGGTCAGAAGCTGCGGACGATTGGCTGAAGCGTAGGTTTAATCCTACAGAAGGCTGCGTAGAGCTGCCGGAAGACGCGGCCATGCTGGTAGTGCAATACCAGTCTGCTTGCGACGTTATCAGGGAGGCTGAGACTTCCAAGAAGACAGCGCAGCAACGACTAGAGGTTATGATAGGCGACAAGACATGGGGCCGGGCTGGTGGCTTTGAAGTGAGCTGGAGGCCATACAGTACCAACCGGGTTGATACAGACCGACTCAAGAAAGAATTGCCAGAGATGGCAGCTACTTACACCAAAACTACCGAGGCCCGCAGGTTTTCAATCAAGAAAGGTGAACGCAAATGAATATTGAATTGCATGACGGCAAGAC